CGTTGGTATCAACAACGAAAAGGAAACCTATAAAAAATGGCACTCGCAACAACTAACTTTGAGGTTGGCTTAGTCCAACTTGCTATCCAAAACGGTAGCGTTTTTTCATCTCAGCGACCCGTCGCACCGACCTACTCAATGCTTCTTGGAAAAGATGCAGAGATGCAAGACAACATTATTTCTGGTGTCAAGGGCGTACCAACATACGGTGCGTTGTCTGATGCTGAAATTCGAAGCGGAATCATCCGCTCGTTCCTTGGTTATCAAACCACATTGGGTGGAAGTGTTACTCGTGCAAACCAAACGGCAACTATCTCTACCTTCACTCCTCAAGAAGTTCTTACCGACCTTGCTTTGAGAACTACTTACTACCAAGATGGTGGGCAGTTCATCAACGTTGCACGAATGGTAGAAGGACAAGGTGCTGGTTGGGCAGCCAACATGAGCTACGAAGAAGTCTTCGCCGCTCAAATGGTTCAAGAGTACATCCGACGACGAAGCGAAGGCTTGTTTGTCAATGCGGCGACTGGTCTTCCAGGTGACGGTAACTTTGGTTCGCTCCGAGCTATCATTACTGACGGTTTGACTGTTGCTGAACGAGGCGGTATTGGAACTAACGAGTCTGCCCTTGCGGTCTATGCTGGTCAAACACGAAGCACCTCCAACACCGTTGCATCTGGTATTTACATCTGGGCTCCAGGAACAGGTACAACTGCAAACGCAACCCTTAGCGAATCTATTGCTGCTAACGCTGCTCTTCGTGGTTATGGTGCGGGTGCGGGCAAGCTCGTTGCTCCTATGACCCTTGCACGATTTGCCGCTTTCGAGTTGGCACTTCGACAGCAATACGGACAAATCCGAATTGACGAGGAAATGAAACTCCTTGTTAATGGTGGACGATGTATTGAGTTTGCTGGTGTTACTTGGTTCCCAGACCCGAACATTACTGCGAACAACTTCCAGTTGCTTATCGACCTTGGAACTCCTGGTATGCCAAACGCTATTGCACGAACTGCAATGCAAAAGAGCCAAATCCAGCACATTCCAGCCGCAAACCTCAACGCTGCCGACCGACTTCGATGGGTATTCCCAGACCAAGTTCTGGTTCGCAATCCAAAGAGCTGCGTCCTTATCGAAGGTCTTACCTCCCTCTAACGACCAACAGCCCTCTTCCTTCGGGAAGGGGGCAACCTAACTGCTATGACTGGAAACGAACTAATTGCAACCTTTGATGAGATAGTCGCAAACGACTTGTATCCCGTGTTTGCGTCAACTACTGCTCAAAAACTTGATGCGTTCAACAACGCTAAGAGACAAATTTTTAGGATGCTCAACTATCCAGCAGTTGATGTTCCAGTTACTATTACCGCAGGAGTACAGACTTACTCGCTCAACTCCTTAGCTACTCCCTTGTATATTGCTACGCTAGTTAAACTTAATGGCGGAGAATTATTCAAAGACCAATGGGGACAAGTAGCAGACCAGATTACTATTATTCCTGCTATTGTCGCCTCAACTGTTTTGACGCTGACTGGTTATAAGCGTGGCTTGCCAGTTGTAGCTGACAACAACCAAGTAACAGACTTGCCTACAGACTTGCACATACCACTTGTGTACCTTGCTATACGTTCTGCTTGCGGTTCACAAGAGGATGCACCAGAACAACTTGCTAGGCTTCAAGCGATGGAAGCATTGGCTATTCAACGTGTCATGGCGTATGCTCAAATTCAATCTCGCTCAGACTTCCCATTCTAAGATATGAAACGAACCTTTGCTGTACCTAGACTAGATAGAGTTGTAGCTGTCCTTGATGGAAGTGCAAAGCTAGAGAACCCGTATGATGTTCAGAATCTACGGTTGCAAGGTTACGACTACTGGATGCGGTATGGGTACACAACTATTCAACCAAAGCAGACAAACTTTCAAGCAGTTTATGGGTTAGGTTGGAGTCAAGGTGTCTCGCAAATAAGCACAGAAAGCTCGCCAACTCCCAAGGAAGAAGTTGTTACTATTGAGGGTATTGGCAGTCCTGAAGTTATTCGACCGTACTCTCGCATGGTCTTGAATCCAGTTAACACGACTACCTTTGCACCTACTCAAATTGGCACAGATACGTTAGTTGCTGGTAAGTGGAACTTTGCCTCGTACAATGACTACATTTACGCTATTAACCCTGGAGCGGTTAAAACTGTTTACAAACACCTTATTGGCGAAACAACTGGCGTCAATGCTTGGGTAAATGTTCAGGATTCTAGCTATGTCAATACGACTGGTGGCATCACCAACATTATTACAACGCAACCAACGCTACGACCTTGGAACGCATCAGATACATTTACGGCAACTGCGGTTACTTATCTTGGAACTCCTATTACATTTGCTCCTCCATCTGCTGGCACAATAACTGCATCTGCACCAAGCTCTAACGATACGGGCAATCAAGGTGGTATTCGGATTCAATGCACGTTCTCTGCTAATGTTGATGTCAGCAAGAACGATTACATTGCTATTCGGGTGAAGATTCCGACTACTGGTGGAGCCTTCTATAACTTCCAAAACTTCTATAGCGTTCCCAATTCTGACAAGCCAGTTTTACGATTTAATGGGGTTGACCAAAATCCAGAATATAGATTGTATGTCAACGAAGATGGTTCAGAACTTGTTATCTTCATGTTCACCAAAGGATTTGCTGATAGAGACAAGTTAGAGCGAGTGACCTTTAGTGCCATTGCTTCGGTTAATCAATCCAACTCAACGATTCCTGTGCTGGTCATTCAGCCATTTGAACAAGGTGGCGTGTACCTTAATGCAACTACAAGCGGCAAACGTATTTGGGATAGCTTCGACATCAACGTTCTAGACGGTTCTGCAAGCGGAGTCAACTATGCGACTCGGTACAAGACGGGTGGAACTTATTCGACTGCTACTATTGTCAATGCTAGCAAAGTAAACATGACTGGCTTCCAGTTGCCACCAGCACCATACTTCGGTGGACGGGTGACGCTCTCTGGTACGCAGAATACTAGCTGGACGGAAATAGAATTCCTTCGTCAACAAGTAGGCGGCACTTGGAAGATACTTGCAACTAAGCTCAACTCTGGCACAGACTTCAGCGTTGTTGATACCTACCAAGAGAACGAGTTAACTGGTCTTACTACAGCAACTGGTGTTACTGGTACTGCTCCTACTCCTACTCCTACGTTTAGAACGGCTGGCATTGTTGGTGCGTTTCCGTACAAACAAAGCATGGTATGGCTAGTTAATCAGACTTTTCAAAATATCCAGTTTTCAAGAGTAGGCGACCCACTAGAGTTGTTTGATTCTACACGGGCATACAATAGCCAAGACAATACTATCCCTGCCCAATACACGCTTGCTGATGACCAAGCAGATGTTCCTGTATGGGGAACTCAAGCTGGCGTCTCTGCGTTTATTATAGGCAAGTATGCGGCGTATGCTATGGTAGGTGACTACCCTAGTGCGATGTCTCCATCAAGGCAAATTCCTGGCAGTCGAGGCATTGTTGGTTGCTATGCTGGTACACGATTCCGCTCTGCTCAAGGAGTATGGGGAGCAGCTTATGCTGATGCTGACCTAAACATCTGGGTAGTCAACTCTGTTCCTGCCTTTATTGAAGACGCCTCTGCAAAGCCACAAGAGATAAGTCTTCCTATTCGTGGCAAGCTCAAAGACTTCTTATACACTCAGCAAAAGATAGAGATAAGTAACCTTGACATTACTAACACTAAGCTAGTATTTGAGGAAGAAGAGTCTAGTTTGTGGGTAATGCTTGGCAAGCGAGCCGCCGTGTTTCGACAAGACATGGTAGGGAATGGTTGGGAACTGTACGACTATACTATGTCAAGTGACGTGACGGTTGCTACTTGCACCCCATACTTTACTAATGGTGCGGTTGCTCACGACCATGACGGAGGAGATTCCACTTGGTCAAACTTTGGCTTTCCATTTGCATCTGATGATAGTTACTGCTTAAACGCATTTGGCTTACCATCATCGCCAAGCTCAACAGTTGCAAGAATGACTAAGCAACTGCGGTGTCACAGCTACTTGCCATCTCCTTTAATCCCAACTAATGCTACTATCACAAACGTTCGCTGGAAGGTTGAGGATTCTATGGTTGGCGACTTGCAAGTCACGCAAACACTTGCTTACCCGACAGTTAATGGTAGTAGTTATGGTAGCAATCTTTCTACAAATAGAATTGTTACGACCTCAGATGTAGAGGAAATATACAATCTTGCATCTCCGCTTCCAAGTTTATCAAACATAAATTTAGCACACCTTGGCATTGACCTTCAGTACACTCAAGAAGTTTGGAATAGCAACTGGAATGACCCAGCAAACTATACTATTACGTTTACTACTGGTTCAACTGCAACAGTATGTACAGCACAAGTTACATATACTCATGGTGGCACTCCTCCTCCTTATGCGTACATTAACTTAACGTCAACAACTGAAGCGTATCTTGGCACAACTGGAACTCCTGCATCACCTGCCCCTTGGAGCGGTACTGCAACTGCTGACAACGGACTAGACTCTACGGTAACTGGAAGTGTTTACGTTGACTTAATTAATCCTGACGTGACAGTCACAGACTCAAGTACAAAACGCATTAAGGTTACATTGACTTCTGGAGTTGGTACACATACTATAACAAGAGCGGTCTCTGGAACCGTTGACGCACCAAACAATCTAAACATTGGTATTCTAGGAACATACTCTGCTTCGGCTACATTCTCTCCAGTCGTACCATCAACGGTGCGAGTAGACAATGTTGCAGTTCAAGTTTGCTACACGGTCATAAGTACGGGAACCAATGTACAATGGAGTCAAGTTAACTTTAGCCCTAACGGTAAATACCTTGGGTTTCGCTCGACTGGTGAGTTAGACATTATTGAGAAAGACTTTAGAACTGGTGTATTTATTGGTGGTACAAACCGTGATAGTGGTCTTGTTCCTAGCAACTGGTTCTTTACCACTCAGCAAATACAATGGGATGGGGCTAAGGCTAGACTTGCAAGCGTACAATATCATGGGCAGAACTACACAGACGTAGTAAACGTAGGAGTAAGCGTAGACAACTCTGCTTATGTTAGTGGTACGTTAGAGGGCGTTCAAACGTCTAGATGGTATAAGTTTCATCCGTCAGTTTCTTCTGGCATTAGGCATAATGTAAAGATAACAGGCAATGAGAGTGACGCAAGTCTCAAGGGTTACACTCTAGAGTTTAGCGTTCAATCAAGAGGTAAACCTAGATAATGGCATTGATTCCCATAGACGTAGCATTAGGTGGCATTAACTCAATCAGAGGATTGATTGGTGCTAACGAGGCTGACCGAGAGCGTAGACGCCAACTTGAACAAGCGGCTGCCCAACGTCGAATGGCTATTGATGCACTTGCCAAGCAATCTAATGACGCCTTTCAAGAATACCAACGACGGCTACAAGCTGGCGAGTTTGATGCAACTAAGGCACTAGATTTAATTGGACGCACGTCTGCTGAAAACTTGCGTACTGGTCTTGGTAATCAGCTAACATCTTTGCGTAACCTTGGGTACAAGGCAGGAGATACACCTATTGAAATGGGTACTAAAGCTATGACCTCAGACGCCTTGTTAAGAGAACAAGCACAACGTCTAGCCGCTCAACAGCAATTTGAGGATAGACAACAACAAGCCTTAGGTTACTTAGACCAAGTACGAGCTAGAGAAGCAAGTGCAAGAATGGGTCTAGGTGGGCAGATGCAAGAAGAAGGCATGAGGATGCCAGGCAATAACTTAGACACCTTTATGCAAAATCTTATTGGTGGTGGGTTTGCTAAAAGACTAGAAGAAGAATATTTCAAGAAGCCAAAACCAAAAACAACTGCTGGATACAATCCACCTGCTCCTAGTCAAGCACCATTCGGTTCACAAATGAACTGGCAAAAAGATGTAAGTGAAGTTACAGATATTCCATTGTCAGGAATTATTAACACGCTTCGGTACGCAAGATAATGAATTCACCAATGTACGACTATGCTGGCTCAGAGACTAACGTATTGTTAGATGGGTCAATTCCTAGCCAAGATACTCAAGCTGGCGAAGCATTGGCACAAGACCTGCCAGTATTTGTAAGTGACGTTGACACTCAAGAGTCTTTGCCAGACCTTTTTAATGCTAATGCAAAACAAATGCAAGCAGTAGCACTTGCTGGTACATTGCCCAACTTGTATGTAGGTATGCACACAGGTGTAGCTAACAAAATTAATCAAAGCATTAACGAAGGCATTATTACCAAGTACGCACTTAATGGTGTCGCTCCAGTTGACGCTATACAACAAGAATTGCAGACACAAGAAGACCTTGCTAAGACTACAGACGAGGCAGTCAAGAACTTGTCTAAGGCAGATGCAGAACTTAAAGCAGAACAAGACAAAGCTAAACAGATTGAGCAGTTAATTCTTGGAGCTAAGTACGTTGCACCAAGTAGCCAATCGTACATCCAATCTATTGACCAACTTGCTGAGATGCAGAAGAACGCACCAGTTGCACCAACACTTGAGCAACCAGAGTTGACTACTACAGACCAAGCACTTATCTTCCTTGCTGGTCTTATTGGTGGTAATCAACAAGTACCTCAAGCAGTACAAGGTGCAGTAGCAGGAGCCCAGCAACGAGCGGCACTTGCTAACCAAATGAAGACTCAACGCTTTAATCAAGAGCAACAGAACTACAATAGACAACTACAAGCACAGCAAACTATTGTAGGTAAAGAGGCACAAGTCTTTAATCAAGCGCAGCAGATTGCAGCACAAAATTATCGAACTGAGTATAACAATCTTGTTCGCAGAAAAGCAGAACAAGCAGACGTTATCAAAAATGCAGAAACACGTCTTGACAAAAAACAAACAGACGCATTAAGAAGGCTTAGAAACTCCTACGAGTTTATGACTAAGAACCAAGACAAGTATACAAAGGACAATGCTGAAGCTATAGCTAAGGCAAGAGCGTATGCTATTTCTAATCTTGGTCTTTCTGAAGCTGAAGCAAGCGTTGCATTCCCTGCTATTCAGGAAGGACAACTTACACTCAAGGGTGAAGTTATGAAACGACGCCAAGTAAATGACGAAGCTAGATTGCGTCTTGCACAAACCAATCAAAGTCTTGCTGGTATTAAAGAAGCTACGTCACGAGTCGAGAATTATCTCAAGACTATTACCAGAGACGGTATCTTGACTCAAGTTGAAGCAACGGCAGTTAATGCACAGTTTGATGAAGAAGCTAAACGACTTGGCGTACCTCGGTCGTTGTTTCCAGTCATTGACCCATTCACAACTTTGCAAAAACAAACTGCTGACCAACAAGAATCTAACCGTCAGTTTATGCGTAACCTTGCAATACAACGACTAGGCATTGCACAAGCACGAGAGCAACGACTTCAACAAGCAGAGTCAGCATTTCCAGGCACAAGTCTAAAAGACTTAAACAAAAAACTTGAAACTGCAAACAGTGCAGTTGCATCATTGACTGGTCAATATAACTTGAAAGTTAAACAAGGTGATGCAAAAGAAATTGCTAAAGTAGAAACTGCATTGCGTGGAGCTAAGGATAAACAAGAATACTTAAACTTGTTGATACAAGAAAAGAGTGGCACTACCCCGCCTGAAGTTCAATTCTTGTACACAGACCTTGGACAAGCAATAACATCTGGTATTTTTGGCGACCCTGCTGACCCAGAAGCACAACGTACTATTCGAGCGGCTAGACAAATTGTAGCTAATCGTCAACGGCGTCAGCAACAAGGTGCTAAGGCATCTACCCCAATGTTGCCACTAGCCAATACACCTACAAATCCTACTCCTAATCCAGTTCCTAATCCTACGCCAAAGCCACAACCTACGCCAAAGCCAACAACGCCAACACCTAAAGTTGGAGATAAAAAAGTTTCTCCAAAAGGTCGAACTGCAGAGGTAGTTAAATAATGCTTTTACCTATTAAACTTGCAACTACAAAACAACCTGCAAAAAAGAAAGGGAAAGTCACACCTGTTACTCCTGAGGAACAAGCTAAAGGATTTGAAGGACTAAAGCGTCAAGCACAACTTGAAGAGCAACAGATTGCAGAATTTATTGCCAAGCAAAATTACAACCCTGCTGAAGAGGCTCGAAAGCGTGGCGTATCTGTACCTACACAACCATACGAAAGAAAAATAAATACTGGGACTTTACCAAATCCAGTATTGAGTGGAGAAGAATCTGTTGCCAAAGCTCAAACAGAACCTAAGGTTGCTCCTAGAGTTCAAGTCAATAAGCAAGGTTTAGTTGTCAAAACTATTGAAACTAAATATGGCAATCTTAAATATACAGCAACTCCAGAAGAAAGCAAAATATATTTAGGTTCAAATATTGATGCTATCAATAAATTGACTGCTGAAATTGCCAAAGATTTTGAAAATGGATTTCGACAAGAAGGGTTAAAACCTAAAAGGCAAACAAAAGAAAAGTACAAGTTTGACGAAGTTAACGCTGCTCTTAATCCTAATTTTATTGACGAGCAAACTCGCAAGGGAGTAAAGGCTTTTGAAGATGTACTGCTTGCACCATTTGACACATTTGGAATTCGCAAGTCTTTGAATGAGGTTGCAGATTATGCCAAGCAATCTGACAATGCATTAGCTCAATTTGGTGGAGGTGTACTTGAATCTGTTGCAAATCCATTGACTACTTTTGCAATGTCAACTGGAAATATTGCTGACCCTACTGCAACTGCTGAGGAGCAAACAGGAGCAGCATTTAATTTAGCAACCTATTTAATTTCTGCTATCCCAGTTGGAGAAGCGGTATCTGCAAGCATTAACGCATATCGTGGAGTTCGTGGATTAGCAGGAATAGGCAAAGGAATTAACGCTGGAGCTAAGTCCTTACTTAGAAGTACTGTTCCTGGTGGCAAATGGATTGACCGCAAGGTTACTATCAATGACCTTGTAAACGTTCTTGAGCGTAATGGTCAAATGGGTGGTAAGACACGGGGGCAACTTGCTAGAGAGTTTGCAAGTGGTGGCAAAACATTTGCTAAGGCTACTGGTCAAGCACCTGAGTTATTCTACAACAAATACCTTAATGACTTGGCAGACCAAGCACAACCTGCTACACCTGCACAGTTTGATGTAACTGCTCCTAAAGCACCAGAAGCCCCTACTCAAGTAGAAGACCTTGGCACAGTTGTTGATGAGCTTGTAGGCAAAACTGAGCCAGTAGTGCCACCATCAACAATAGTTAAAGAATCTGATTTAGAAAAATTATTCCAAGAAACTGTTGCTCCTACACTTACCCCTGTTAAGGCAACTAGAACTCGTAAACCTAAAGCGGAAACCGTACAACCTACACCTCCAGCTAATGAAGATTTGGGTGCAGTTGTTGATGAGCTTACGGCTCAAGTTGAGTCTCCAGTCGCAACAGAGCCTACGACGCCAGTAGTTGAACCACCTGTTGTTCAAGAATCAGAACCTATTGCTCCAAAAACTTCTGTAAATACAACTCCTGAAGAATTGGCTGACCCAAATGTTTCAGTTACACAAGTTCCGTTTAAGTTAGATTGGACAGATAGAACATCTGCTCAAAATTCAACAAATTATTTGCAAGGATTAAAAAATCTATTTAAGCAAAATGGAGAATTAGGAATTGAAAATATTGATGACTTGCCATTATTAGCAGTTACTAAATTACATGAATCAAATTTTAACCCAAAATTAACACGTGCTCCTATTAATAACAAAACACCTTTGCCTCCAAGTGTTTATGAAAAATCTATAGAAGAATTAACTTATGGCGAATTCAAAAACATGGATTGGAAATTAGTTCCAGATACAGAAGCGAATAAAGATTTAATTGCATTATTAAAACAACGAGAAGAAGCCTTTAACCGAATGGTATCTCATTTTAAGAGCAACCTTGGGAAAGGAACAACTCCTCAATGGAAAAAAGTAGAAGAATTATTAAAGTCTCGCAATAACGTTATTGACCCTAATGACATCGAGTTAATGGATGCTATGTGGGAATTATGGTCAGAAACAAGCGTAGTTTCAGAAGCAAATGTAAAGTTTAACCGATTTTATGGAGATTGGTTTGATAAAGAAAAACTTAGATTATTTGGGCGAGAAACAAAAACAAGAACAAAGCGAGCTACACCTGGAACATTAGAACAATTTGCAGATGACCAACTAGAAGGACTTCAAAAATCGTGGAAAGAAGCTCGTAGCAAAATGGGAGCTAATATTCAGCCTGAGCATTTTGAATTTGTTGCTCGTGCAGTTGCGTATGTTATTAGCAAGACTGGATTAAAATTAGCTGACGCATTAGTTGAAACATCAAAATATCTAAAGCAAAAATTTAACTTTGACATTACTTTTGACGCTGAAGATATTGCAAATATAGAAAACAAATTGCGTGAGTTAAATGTTTCATTTGAAGTAAGCCCACCACCTGTTGCTCCAGTTGCAGTTAGCCCTACTGCATCTAAGTCTACTGCACCACCTCCACCTACTGAGCCTACGGTTACTGGTATTCCTGAGACACCTGACGAGCAACTTACTTCTGCTAAGAATCGAATGACTCAAGAGGTACGAGACGAGTACGACATGGGCAAATTTGATGAACCTACTCGTAGAGCGTGGGAAGAGTCATTAACTACTGCCAAGCAAGAACTGCAATCTAATGCTAATGCAGTTGATAATGTTATTGCTAAAGTTGAAAGTAAGCAAGCTATTAACGAAGCAGAGCAATCTGTTCTAGTTGTTGCCTTGTCTCGTGAACGTCGCAATGCTCGTGCCTTACTTGAGCAAACTAACGAAGCAACAAGTGCAGAAGAAATTGCTAGGTTAACTGAACAAACTAAAATAGCTGAAGATAGAATTGATAACTATACCAATGCACTTAATAGAGCAGGAAGTGAGACGGCTAGAACGCTTAACGCACGACGTGCGATAATAGACGCTGCTGAAGACGTTATATCTATTCGTGCTAAGGCAAGACAGACTTATGGCAAAACGCTTGAAGCTGCTGATGAAGAAGCAATTACTGATATAGGCAAAGAGCTTGAGGACATTAACAAGCAAATTAATGATGCAACTGGCAAGGGAACTACTCCTGTCGAAACAGTCAAGGCTAACACCCGTGTCAAGGGGATTAAAGAGTCTGCACCTAAATTACAACCTAAGGCAGATGATAAACGTGTCAAACAATTTAAAGCTGTTGTAAATCGTGTTAAAGAAAAGCTAGACGCATTTGTTCGTCCGTCAACTATTGAAACAATGGGAGTGCCAACAGAGGTAGATATATGGCAACCTAGACTTAATGACCCTGCAAGCCAAGCCTACTTCAAGCAACTGGCAAGTGTACAAAATGACATGGGCAAGGTCATTCAAAAACTTGTAACTGATGAAGCCATTGAAGACTTTGATACCTTGCTGACTCGGTTGCAATCAGATGGGTTTAACATTACAGATACAGACCTTAAACTTATTTTGAGTGCTGACTACCCTACGACTAAGCTGTATGACTTTAGTGACATTGAAAAAGAATATGTCAAGATGGTTCGACGCCAACTTGAACAAGAAGCCAAAGGAAGTTCTGTTGCAGAGCGTGGTCGTCTTATTAAGAAGATACAAGACCTCAGCCAAAAGGTTCAAGCAGGTGTACGCAAGGCTACAGACAAGACAGTTAAGACAGCCTTTGAAGAAAACATTGACTTGCAAAATAGACTTGATGACTTGCAAGCAGAGTCTAATGTTAAAGGTCAAATTGACAAACTTAAAGAGCAAATTGCTGACCCTGTTCTAGTTGACAGAATTCAACGTGAAGTCCCACAATATATTCAAGACCTAGTACATCAGCGTGAAATATTGCGAGGGCAATTGAATGACAAGTTACGAGAACTTGCTGACAAAAAATTTAGAGAAGAACATCCTTACCTTAATGCTCTTGAAGTAGCCGCTAAAGTTCCAACAGAATTACTTGTTTCTCTTGACAACTCAGCCGCTTTTACTCACGGTGCATTTAGGAGTATAAGAAATCCTCTTAAATGGACTAAGGCAACAAGCAAATCTTTTCAGGCTTTAATCTCTGATGGTAAATACAAAGATATTTTAGCAAGTGTTCGCACTCGTGATAACTATGATGATATGGTTCGTGCTGGAGTAGCTGGCATTAAACAACGTGACCTACAAGATGCTACTATGTATGCCTCCGTGCTACAAAAAGTTCCTTACCTTGGTTCCTTGTTCAAGCGAAGTAACGCTGCTATGGAAGTATTTGGAGCTGTCATCCGGTCAGATTATTTTGATGCGTTAACTGAAGCAAGTAGAAAAGAATATTTACGAGGCAAGATTACTCGTAGCGAATTGCTGGATAGATACAAACTTCAAGCTGAATTTATTAATACAGTTACTGGGAAAGGCATCAAAGAACTTCCAAGACCTGTTAGTGTTATTGCTCCATTTGCTAACTTTGGAATGTCACGAATTAAGACTGCAACCATGACTCCATTTTTTAATGCTATTGCTAAAGGAGACAAAGTAGCCGCAAGACAATTTGCAACTGAGTTTTTTAAGTATGTATCAACTTATATGGGAGCTCTTAAAGTTGCACAAATGTTTGGTCTTGAAGTTGGGATTGACCCTCGTGACCCTGAATACTTTGGCAAAATAAAACTACCAGGCGTTGATAAGTGGTGGGATATGAGTGGAGGTATCTTGGAGCCTTATAGAATTCTTATTAACACCAAACCTGTGAGAAACGTTACAGGTGCAGAAGAATCTAAGTACAAAACTATAACTAATTTTGCTGAAGGAAAATTAGGAGCACCTGCAAAAACAGCAATGAATGTTTTTCAAGGCATGACAGGAGAAACTCCTTATGGCAAAAACTACGATGTTAGAACTGATGAAGGCAGATTAAATGTGTTGATGGATAATCTTCCAATTAACGTTAAAACAGGAAAAGAACTTGTTGAATCTGACAAATCTCTTGGGGCAAAAACTGCTGAAGCTGGACTTCAATTTATGGGTGCAAGGCTAACCAAGGATAAAGGAAGCAAGGCTCGACAACCAGTAACTCCAGGAGTGACTCCTTAGTAAGACAAACTTACATTTTGAAACGTCTATAGAACAAGAGAGAAAATATGACAACCTTTCAACTAAACGGTACATTTGCAAGCGTGAGTGTTACAACCACTCCAGCTTTGCTAAACATTCCTAATGGTAGCAATGGGATTATCGTTACTAATCCTGATACAACTAACTCTATCTTTATCCACCTTTCTCCTATTGGTGTAGCCGCTCCATCCGCAGCAGAAAACCTTAGAGGGATTCGGGTGTATCCAGGAACAAGTGTTTCTATCTCTATTCTCAATGAGCCACCGTATGGATGTAACCTTTATGTCGCTTCCAACGCTGGCACGATTACCGCACACGCCTACGGAGTTGTTTAATGTTTACAGAAATTCTCTCTGATACCGCAGGGCAAGCCGCTCTTTCTCGGTTCGCTACCGCTAATACATGGGCAGCAGCACAAACGTTCACTTTGGCTGCCACGTTCTCGGCGGCGTTTGCTTCAACTGGAGGTGCAACATTTACCTCCTCTGCGACTGCTACTCCGTCTGCATCATTTAGAAGCCAAGGTACTATCTCTGCATTCCCAACAGGAAGTAACAACATTGCGGCTCAATTCATTACCGCACAAGCGGCTACTGGATTTATTCAAATGGAGTCCTCGGCGGCTCAAACGTATCTTCAGTTCCGAAGACGAAATGGAACCTATGCAGTTCCAACAGCTATTGCTACAAACGATAGGCTTGGAACGGTATCTTGGGCAGGTCAATGGGGAACGACCGTTGGCAACCTTAGCTCAGAAGATGCCAACTTTTTTGTTTATGCAACAGAAGCGTTTACTTCAACTGCTAGAGGAACAGGTTTTGGATTTGAAACGGTAACACCAGGAACTACTACACTTGCAAACCGATTGCTCCTTACAAGTGTTTCTGCCGCTTTTACTGTCCCAGTTATTTCTGGCGGGAACTACGTTCGGGTAACAACTGCTCAATCACCAGCAACTTCTGCGGCGGCTGGTACTACGGGAGATATTGCTTGGGATGACACCTACCTCTATGTCAGGCAGTCAACAGGCTGGCGACGAATTGCACTAGGAGCTGCGTTCTAATGGTAACTATTAACCTCACCTTACAACAAGTCGAAATCCTTATCAATGTGATTGACAATGCTCCTTTCAATGGAACTGTTGGTCAAGCAACCGAAGTGTTCAATGCGATTGGACAACTTTTGGACATCAAGAATCAACTGGTAGCAAAACCAGAGCAAGCAGAGGCAGAAAAATAATGGCACTAGAAATTAAAATTGAAACGGCGTTCGGTGTGGATGCCACTTACCACAAACTCATCGAAGTCAACTATCAATTCCGTGTCAAGAGCGGAGTTGCGGTACTTGCTTGCTACAAAGACAAGGCGGCGAGAGATGCAGACAAAGCACCTCTTGTTACCTACTCGGTGGTGCTAAATGATGTTGTTGATCTCGATGCAGAAAACATCTATACTGCGATAAAGTTAGACGAAAAGTTTGCAGATGCAGAAGATGTGTGATAGAATAGAGTCGTTGAAGCATGACGTTTCAGCGTGACACTCCTAAACTCCTCCTCCTAACCCTCATCAGAAATGGTGGGGGGTTTTTATTTGTCATACATTAAAAAGCCCTGCTGTGACACAGGGCTAACCAAACACAAACAGAACGTTTCAACTCGTCCTATTAAAGTATACGTCAAGAGTCGTCTTCTTCTTCCTTGTAACCCATCTTTTCTTCATCTTTTTCATGGGTAAGTTCTTTGTACTTTGAGCGAAACCAGTCTCGTCCAGCAGCTCCTCCCCAAAGTAGGGCAGCAACGTGAGCAGGTGACTTGTCAGACTCTTTCAGGAATCTTTCATTCCGTCCCCACCATTTGTTGCCTTTGCGTATCTTTTCTTCTGAGGCATCATCTCCAGAAATAAATCTCTTAGCCCATGCTACGGTATCAGGTTGCAATCCACTTCCAGACAATCCCATTTTGTGTAATTGCATACCTCGTTTTAAGGCACTAATCATAGCATCAGGCGGTGAGAACTTCATACTTGTAAGACGTACTAGATACGCTTAGAGGTTCGCTTGCTATACAAGTCTCGACACTTGGCTAAAGCTATCAAGCAGACTGCTAATACTATTGCCTCAATAAAGAACGTGTTAATAAAGTCTGACATAAGTTGACTTGCTTGATTCCACGCTTGCTCTTCATTCATCCTTCCACCCTAAATATAGTGCTACCACCGCCAACTCCTTGCCAGTGATGATGTCGAGGCTTTCTTTTGAGCTGAACTTTGATAACCCAAACATCCCGCCAACATGTTGCTTATAACTTTGAGGATAGTCTCCGCTGATGTTGTTCGCCCTAAAGTCGGTGTTGAGATTGAGCCAGCCAAGGGCTTTCAATGCTCTCAAGTAGTCACTCATTCCATCTCCTCCTTTTCCCTTGCCAAGTCAATTAACGTTTGCTCGCTAATGATGTCGGTCTCTCCATCAAAACTGATGTTGAAAATGCCTCTGCTCGTCTCAACAATCTCAAATTCATCAAGTACTTCTATCGCTCTTTGTATGGTCATTTTCTATCCTCCCACTTCCAGCCAAGCAACAGCCGAGCCGTGAGGCGGTGGAACCAGTTGGGCTTTGTTCGAACTCGTATACGGAATGACGAGGTGATTACCCACAAACCAACGTGGTCATGTTTGTTGATTTCTTCTGTATGTTTTTGGGAATAAGTTATAACGTGGGTATGTTCATTCATGCTCATTCCATCTCCTCCGCTGTAGCAAACGCCCAGACAACGATGCCAACGCTGACGACTAGGAAGACCAGCAGCCCTTGTGCAAAGCTCATCTTTCATCCTCCAAAATCTCAACGCACTTGAACCTTGCTTTTTTAAGGCTCTCATCCGACAAGCTAACCTTGCTATATAACGGATGCCAATAACCATTGTCTACTTCTGCAAACGTTGCCTCAAACTCAATCGGCTCGGACTTAATTTCTCTTAGAGGCTTAATGCCAAGAGTCGAGAACAATTCTTCTGGAATGAATGTATCCGTGTCCCACCAGCGAATCCCAATGCACTTGCCGTGATAGTACTCTAACGCAATCTTGTCGTTTTCTAGCAAATACACCTTGCCATTCACCTCAATATTGGTGGCTTCTGCCAACGTGCATTGCTCAAACTTCTTCTCGCTCATTTCTTTTCCTCCTCTTCCTTCTCCTTCGGCATCAATAGGTCACTCAGTCTCATGTATCACCTTGTTCAAATTATCTCGTAAATCTATTACAAAATCAATAGCTTCTGACTTGGTGTGAAATAAATGTGGAGAGTCAACCTTAATTAATATATTGCCAGCAGTCACATAGTAACTGCCAGCAACACAATGAAGATGTCCCACATCAATCTTTCGGAGTGAGACGTCGCTACCGTTAATGTCTACTTGCCAGATGGTGTCTCCATGCTTGAGGGAATCTTTGTCAATCATGCTTTCACCTCCTTCGCAAAACCCTTGGTATCCAGCAGGGCAAAGAGTTCGGTTGCGTGACCATATTCGATGTGGTCTTCAACTTCATACGCCATGTAAGCTCCAGTATCCAAAAATACTCGTCCGAACACTTTGTTGTTTCGAGCCTGTTCCAATAGAGTAACTGAATATTCTAGTTGAGTAACAATTGATTCTTTCATTGCGTCATGGTTTAGCAAGGCATCAAGGTGAGCTGAAAGCTGGTTTGGTGTTTCTTTCTCCATGTACCACCAGAACAAATCAAGTGCCATCTTTTGTGGCATCTCTACCACTGTGGTGTCCTTGTCGCTGGAAGTCTCTTCGATGCTGAGTCGGATTCTCCAACTGTAGTTCTTGGCGGATGTTTCCGCAAAGTTTGTGTTAACGAGGTGGTCAAGTAGACCGAGGTTTTCTGCATGAATGTAAATCACAGCGATACCACCTCAAAGTTATTTCCAGTTGCCACTTGATAAAAGTCACGGGCAAAGGCTTGGACTACGAAGACTCTGTATGCTAGCATAAGGTGAGTAGTAGCGTATGTCACCGAGAAGTCTTGAATTTCTAACCACTTCTCGTAAGCTAGCTTTGCCAGTTCGGGCATCTGCTCAATGTAATCCCAGTCGAACATGGCGAGAGGGTCATTCATAAACTCGTCCAACTCTTGAATGTCCATTGTTGCACTCAATCCTTCACCAGTATAGGGCGGGTCACCACATCCATTCTCTGGGTTGAAGTATCCGTTATGGCTTGAATGGTCACCGTATCTTGCGGTGTGGCTTGTCTCGTTCAGTAATTCTTCCCAGTATTCCTTGAGTTTCTTTTGTGTTTCTGTCATGTTAATTCCGTGTCAATCCCGTGACTGACATATTTATTATAGCACTAAACATAAATATGTTATACTATTTTTATGGCAGCAACAAAAAATATTTCTGCAAATGAAGTTCGACGAATGGTTGACCTTGGTATTCCCATCTCTAAGGTGGCTCGAAAGCTAGGAGTCAGTCGGTTTACCATCTACTACCACCTTGGCAAAATTAAGCAACGAGTCAAGACAAGGAAGAACAATGACGCTTGAGGAAGCATTGAAGGTCTTGCTTTCCAAGGGCTATAGAATCCACGCCACTGTTACCAATCCAGAAGGCGGTAAGACGGTCTTGTTCTCAAGACGTGGCAGGATTAAGCAGCTCTCAGAAGACTTGGTGATTAAGTTAGCCAAGTCCTACGAGCAGGATTCACTAGGCTTATGATGTACCGTGAAGATGGAGCGTCAGTCTTTGAGCAAGCTACTGGTAACTCTCCTAACCCTGATAGAAAGTCCAATGCCAGGAAGCGTAGGGAGAGAATGAAAGTAATAGCCACCGTTGAACAAGACAAGTGGTGGCTAGATGTTGAATCAGGAATGTTACGACCTGAAGTTATTCAGCGGGTGCTAGAGATAAAGGGTGAACGGTAATCGTAAGGCTTGATTCTTTCTGCTTCAAGTAGTTGCACGTTACCGAGAATCCCTTGATAGTCTTGTGAGTATCACCTGCTAGTACCTTGGTTTCTACAAGTGCATCTTCTGGTGCTTTGATATGGTTGCTCAAGTCACCTCGAAAGCTAGTGCCAAGATTGAAGAGGTACTCAATGAATACCTCTCCATCTACAACTCCCATCTCTGCAATCATAGGGTGGCATAACTTCTGCCAATCACGGTACTTGCCATTCTTGACCCTGCCCTTGCGATATACATTGACGTACATTGCATTAACAGAAGGTGGCATTGGAACCGTGACTTGCTTCATTCGTCATCATCCTCAAAGGGACAATAAGGCTTAGCTTCTTTCTTGGCTGCTGGCTTGTCCTCTCTAGCTCTGTCTAGTCCAGTCACGTTGTCAGCGGTAATAAAGATGTCAGTCACCTTCTTCCCGTCCTTCTCGTAAGTGTTGGTGTCCAGTCGTCCTTGCAAGGAGATTAACCTGCCCTTACCTAGATACTCATGAACGTATTCACCTGCCTTGCCCCAAACCTTGACTCGAAAGAAGTCAGCGTCAGCCCCTCCATCCTTAGGCTTGTACTTCTTGTTAACAGCAATGCTGAAGTCTACGACACAAGTGTCTTTTACTACTTTTTTTTCAGGGTCACGAGTGATTCGACCCACCATTGATATGATATTCATTGTATTGTTTTGCGATAGCTTGCATATGTTTGCAAGCATGGTCATTGTTTCCCCTTATCAGGTCAACGAAGTGAGGAGTTTTCCTGCGAAAGATGGAGTCCATACAATCGCAGGTTGTTTGCCCGTGTTGGTTGATGAAGACCTCGTACCATCTAAAGTAGTCACTCTCTGAGCGTACAATAAATAGTGCTTCGCCTTCATAAACGTCAACCAAGTGTAAACGGATTGGCAAGTTTTGGCTTCACGCTCATAGCGTAGTGGTAGATTTGCTCAATGGTTTCACAACCCTCTTGCAAGGCATGGTCAACAAAGCAGTAGGCATCTACTGTATGCCCTGCCTCCTGGAGACTTGTCATAAGCTGCTTGAATTGTGAAGGTTTACCGCCCATGTTTCTCCACTTGATAGCAATAGCATCTCGAAATACCTTGTCTGCTTCCTCCTTGGTTATCTCCTTGACTACGTTGGCTTGCGTCTTATCGTACAAGGCTAACCCAAATGGATTGCCAAAGGTCATCAATGCTCGTTTCATGGCATCTGATTCAGCTTCCTTGACTGCTGACTCGTGTGCCTTGCCTAAGTCACGGTCAATACCTTGACCAAAACCCATACCCTCTCTTGATACGCCATGTACGGTAACTACTGACTTTGCTAGGTAGCTGACGTACCATAAACCTTTGTCCCCCTTTTGCTCCGCTTGTACTAGCTGAAGGTCATTTGTCTCTCTCCACCATCCATCCCATCCAAAGATACGATTGGCTTCTGCAATGGCGTGCCAGGACTCAATGTAAGATAGCTTAATGCCACCTTGTTCACGTTGTTTGACATTGGTCGAAACCAGTGGCTTGTTTAATTCATCTGCAATTTGTTTGTTCATGCTCCGTCCTCTACTGTTCCATCTACCTTCATCCACTTGTAGCTGAATGTTGATGTCTCGTCTTCACCTGTTAACTTGTTTGTCCATGTTACCTGAACGTCCAAGAAGTCACCTCTATCTACGTTCTTGATTGACTTAGCTCCTTGCCAATCCTTGGTTCTTTCAAGTATGTCAACAATCTCTTTCTTGCTGTTGATTGCTGAACCAATCTTGGAGTTCATAGTCCAATGACCGTACTCGTCCTTCTCAAACAAGACGTACTTGTTCTTTGCCACTAGCCCATCACCTTGATGCTCATAAATTCCTTGTCAGGTACGACCTCAAACCCTTCTGGAACCTTAGCTTCTAGCAGTTCTCGTTGAGCAGGGTCTAACTTGCTAATCTGGAAGGTGGCACTAAGCTTGATTGCATTGGTAAAGCCATTGAGTTGAGCGTAGTCGAGAGCAAGCGTTGCATCTGTAACCTTGAGCCCACCCTTCACGGTTCGGAAGCTAATCTGACCGTATGGTGTAGTCAATGTCTTGGTTTTCTGCCCTTCAAGTCGTTGCTTGGCATACTCCTGAATATGTGGCTCGTACAATGCCTTGAGGTAGGCAAGGTAGCTTGCGGTCTTGACCTCAATCTTTCGACAGTTCTCCAAGATTGCTTGGTGTCGTTGTTGTTGTCCTGTCAGTCGTGCTTCCACGTCTGCAATCTTTTCTAGGATTGCTTCAAGTGAAGTTTGATTGTCAATGGTTCCAGCGTCTGAGATTGCGTGTCCTAAGACCTCGCCATTCTCGTCCACTACTAGGTTATCAAGTATTTGATAGTTCATGGTGTCTCCTCTTTTAGTATAACAGCTTTGCAAAATATTGTGCAAGGCATAGATAAAATGATGATATAATGTTTCTCGTGTGCTGGATTTGTCCTCCAGCGGGGCAGCTTTAGTTCATGGGGTTGCCCCTCCGTTCTACTTCTTCTCCACCCACCTTGCTTGAGTTGGCACAAAGGCTAGTTCAACCACTCCAGTAGCTCCGTACCGCTGTTTCAGGATATGAATGTACGCTTCTGCTACTTGTTCTTTCCTCTCCTCCTTCTTTGCCTTCCAGTACTCAGGTCTATGCAGGGCAAACACTAGGTCAGCACTTGCCTCAATGCCTCCAGATTCCTTGAGGTGGTGAAGGCTTGGAGCATCTGGCTCCCTATTATCTGAGCGTACTGATTCACGGGATAGCTGGCTCAAGATAATGCTGGTGCATCCATACTCCTTTGCTATCTCCTTAGTCTCAAAACAGAATTGTTCTACGGCGGTTGCTCTATGTTGTGGGTGACTCTTTACCGCCATGCCCAAGTAGTCAATGACAAAGCCACCGACACAACCATGCTTTTCTGCCACCTCTGAGAGCCGTAGACGCACGTTTGCAGGGGTCACGGCTCCTGAGTCCAAAATGTATATTGGAAGGGCGTGAAACTCTTCCATATAGTTTGCCATGAGAGTGTAATCCATCTCGTTAAAGTCTCTTTGTCTCTGGCGGTTAATCCCAATACCCGTTCTTGACTGTATGAAACGACTGATTAACTGGTTTGCAGTCATCTCCATAGAGAAAAATACCCAAGGTTTGTTTGACTTCTGGCAGGACAATAAGCACGTCTCGAAAGCAAACGATGTTTTACCCATGCCTGAGTACGCACCTACGATAACTTGGTCTCCAGCTCCAAAGCCACCGCAAGACTTGTCAAGGGTTGGGAATCCAGTTGAATATAGATTGCTCGGGTCATCAGACAAAAGCTGGTCATCCCATTCCTGCATAGCTTTCCCTAACTTAATCAAGGGTGATTGAGTGTTCCCCTTCTGAATACTCGTGATGCTCTGGATAGACTTGGTTAACACGTCCTCAATGGGTTGTTCTTCATCTTTAGCTAAGGTAACTAACTCTCCAGCCTTCTCGACTAGCTTCCTTCTCATGCTCCTATCCTTGACAATCTTGGAATATGTCTCAAGGTTGGCTGCTGAAGGTACATATTCCGCAATCTGCATGAGATAGTCCATACCTCCAGCGTTCACCAAGTCACTTCCAAGTTCTGCCCTGAGCGTAACCAAGTCCACGTCTAAACGCTTGTTGACTAGGCTTTGTATAGCTTCAAAGATTAAGGTATGCCCTGGTCTAAAGAAGTCGTTTCCATCTAGCAGGGTTGACCCCTTAGTGGCGGCACGTTGGCTTAGAATCATGGAGCCTAGTACACTTTTCTCCGCCTCTAGAGAAACGTTATAATCCATTCTCTTTTCTCCAAGTATCAATGCACCATAGACGCCCATCTAGTGTAACTTCTAGTCCACTTGGTAGTATCTGGAAGTCAATTCCCTCAATGGGTTCTTTGGGTTTAGGCTTGGGTACAAAGTCGTCATCAGTCATTCGACCTTCCCAAGTGATAACCGCTGACCTCCAGCTTTTCATTTTGGCTTTACCAATCTTCCACCCTTTAGATTCATAGTGGCTTATAAACTGTTCTGCCTTTCGCTCAGGGTTCTTCCATCTTCTTTCAACAAGATACTCTTCGACCTCGCTTTGCGATGGTTTTATAAATCTTTTATATGTTTCTGTTTCTGTTTCTGTTTCTGTTTCTGTTTCTGTTTCTGTTTGGTTGAACACCCGTTGAACATCTGTTGAACCGTGGTTGAACCGTGGTTGAATCGTGGTTGGTTCATTCCCAAACTCTTTAATTCTCGCCCTTGCTTCTGCTGACTTTCTACCTTTCTCCGCTTGTCGTTCACGGTCTTCTATTGCTTGTTGGCGTATCTCGTCCATCTTGGGGTTGATGCCATTGGGAAAACATTCCTGAAGGTATGGCTCGAATTCTTCCCATTCGGATTCACTCCAGCCCAACGCCCGAAGTAGTCTAGGTTTTGGAAGTAGTTGCCCATGCTCCCATTGAATGTCTAGCAAGTCACGGTAAATGCTTCTAGCTATTGGGGACATTGAGCGAACGGTCATGGATGCCCAGAAATCACGGGAGTACCATTTATACCAGCCCAAAAGAGATGTAGTTTTGAGTGACGCCGAAGCGTTTAAGTTATCCATTTTGTACCACTGCTAAAGGGCTTTGACCTGGTGGTACTCAAGCCTCCGCCCCTTAACCCTATAAGTATATCACAACTTTACGCTTGCGTTCAATGTATCTAAGAGGTCTTGCCAATAGCTGACATCCTCTCCTGCCTTAGCTGATGCAATGACGTCCTCCAGAGTGTATTGGGTATCGTAAGACCGATTGCAATTCAGTTCATTGAGGATACGCAATGCCTCACGCTCTGACCTGTCCCATAGGTCTTGTTCGCTTACGAAGGATGACATCCAGATATGCTTGCTATTTGCAAAAGAATGGTAAAACAGCTCGTAAACAGTCGTGTCCTTGCTGAACTTGTGGGATTTGACTTCGACCCCACGCTGATGCCCCATAACTTCCAAGCAATGGTTGATGAAGTCCCGCTTGTTCGTGAAAACTTCTTTGTCGCTGCTGATGATTGGCGTCCTCATGGTGAGGTCAATGGTTGGTTCTGTTTGTTTCATGTTGTGTTCCTTAGCTGACGGTCTAGGCTCGTCAGAGGCGGCTTTACCACCTGACGGGGATTGCTCCCCGTTTCGCCTTATACGCTGAAGTCCGTATTGTAATTGAGAGTAGCAAGCATCTTGGACGCTTCGCCCATAGCCAATGCCCTGCCTAGCATAGCTCGTGGGTCTCCCGTGTTGAACGTTCCCGTTTCAATGTAGCCAGGGATTCTACCGCTACCTATCCCACGCTTCCGTGGATAGTGAAGCGTGAATACGTCCCGTGGGTGAGAACTCTTGATGTCATCTAGTGGCATGAAGTCAATGCTGGTAATGAACGGTAGCCCGTCATCCCCAATCTGGTGGTTAACCTTAGTCGTGTAAGCCAATGGCTCAATGTCGTGTTGTGTTGTTGTGTTGTTCATGGTTGTGTCCTGTTGGGGAGGTTACCCTCCCCTGTTGTCAATATCCTTTCTTTGCAATCCCGCAAAGTTCTTTGAGCTTTGCTTTAGTGACTTCGACTGATGCAAGTACCCGCAACTCTGAGTGTTGCACTTGACCCGTGTTTACAAGCTGCCCTCCATCAATCGTGATGTAGGCGGTGGCGGTGGTGTTACCGTTGGTTTTTGACCAAGTGTAAAACTTGATGACGGCGATTCGTTCTGGTTGGTTGTTCATGTTGTTCATGTGTCCTCTATCATTATATACGCAACTGTATATAAATTGTCAATCTTTTCTACGGCGGAGCATCTCCGCCTCAATCAGGTTCCTCAATAGCACCCTGACGGGTTCGGGTTGGCAGCGTAGCCATACCCATTGACGAACGGGAAGCGATACCCCGCTGTTGGCGTGTGGCTCAACCTTAGGGCGTCCCCGTTTACGCTTCAGCATCATTTACCACCGCCAATAAATAGCCATAAGACCAATGTGCCAATGATGACCACCATGCCAATGAATGACCCGATTTTGTCCCAATCTGCTACCCTGCGATACCGCTTGGGTTCGGCTTGGAGTTGTCTTGATTCTATGATACGCTCCATAACCTCGTGACGGAACCTATCGGGGTCGTGGGTTGGTTCCCCCTTAACGGGGGGTCGAAGGTCTGCGAAGTAGTTTTTGTCGGTTGTGTGTTTCATTTTATGCCTCTAGTCCTAGCTCTTTCATGAGTTCGTCATCTGTCAGATTGTCAAAATCTGTTTTGGGTAATTTAGAAGCCACTCTATACCCTGCGTTTTCAATTCTGTTTACCAATCCTGGGCGGGCATGAATTGTCAGTTCATGTATGCTTATGCCTACGTTGGTACACGCTTTTATCAGTTCGTGGTAAGGTGTTTCCCCTGCCCGTGTTAGGGGCAGGATTTTGAGGTGAAGGGTATCAGATATGTAAATATCGGGTTTCATGTTAGTTGCTCCAAGTGTACGGGCTTCGGCTAGGGTGTGTTAGCCTACTGTAAAGGTCTAAGCGTGAGAATTCCAATTCTTGTTCATTGACGTAATCCGTGAACTGTTTCATGGCGTCACGCTTCGTGTACCATAGGTACCGCTGATGGTAATAGTTCCCCGTGTCAGTGATGACCGATAGGTTATATCCACCGTGTGACCGTTCGATTGTGATTTCTGATTGTGTAAATGTTCGTTTCATGTTTGTTATGTCCTGGTAGGCTAGGGCTTGGGAGCCCTAGCAAGTGGCGAATAGGTTAGAAATGGTGATGCCCGTTAGATAGATTCACTTTAGTACCTGCTACGGGTGATTCTAAGATAGCCTCACAAAGTCCCTTAGGGAATTGGTACGGCTTAGCCCCCAACGCAGGGGATAAATGGACGCTATACGCACCCCCTGACCGCCTAGCCGATAGAATGCCCTCACCCGTCAGTAGGTTCAATCTTGCAATCCGTGTCCCGCACTGAATAATGACTGATTCAACGTCTGACACGGGGTATATCACCCATTCATCAGCTTTTCGCATGGTTTCGAATTTTGCTTCGAATAGGTAAGCTATACCGCCTTTTCTGACGGTATATAGTTCGCTGTAAATGGTACTCATTCTGCCCCCCTGGCTACGGCTACTCGCAGAAGTTCACGTACCTCACGTGCTTTTACCTTAACTGAGTGGGCAATCCGTGCAGCTTTCCTGTCTACCTGACGGCTCGCGAAGTATTGTATACGTCCGTCCTCGTCAGCTTGCAAGAATACTTCAGCGGTTGTATGTCCGTAGGTTTTAGAGAATGAATAGAGGCGTACGCACTCTTTATCTGTGTTTATCTGGTTCATGTTTATGTCCGTTTCTGACTTAGACTCATCAGCAATGGTATCACCATTGTACAGGGAATATTCCCTGTTTCGTCTTATTCGTAAAGTCCAGATTCAACTAAGTCACCCCACGAACCTAGTCTAAACTGAATTTTATACTTCCAATTTGCAGGGTGAGTCATTTTGGGGCACGCATCACTAACGTAGCAGAGTATTGTAGTATTGTAAGTATCACCCAAATTTGCGTACATCACCACGTTCCCTGTACGCTTATTGCGTACACTTTGGATATCGTGATGGTCCACAAGACCTTCTAACGCCAGAGCAAACTTTGCCCTAGTGCTGATGCTTCGAAACCTATGCTTAGCGTAAGCGGCTTTAACCGCCTGAAGTTGATTAAGTGTAAGTGCATTGTTCATGTTTCTATGTTTCCTTATCTTTGAGTAAATACTTGTCTAGTTGCTTCCATTCTAGAAGCGAATTCCAAGTGTGAATAGCTTATCCACAATGTGAAGGCTATGAATCCGATGATAACTAACCAATTGGTTACTGTGTCCGTGTCTATCTTATGTTTCATGTTTCTATGTGTCCTGGTTCGTTTTGTGAACCTGTCAATACTTTACAACAATTAAAGTTGCGTATGTCAACTATTATCGTAAAATATTTTGAATTATTTATGGTTTGAACCTAAAAATATTTTGAAAGTGTACGTTTATCCCATTTTGAGGCTACACTTGAGTCTGGTACTGTCAAGTCATCTAACAGTTGTACTATATATCAATGCTATTGTAACGTTAGTTGAGTGTAAGGTAAGGGGGGGAGGGGGGGAAGCTGGCCCAGTGCGTTAGCGTATACCCCACCATAAAGTTCACAACAAACAATCAAGCTGTATAACACTTATGTAAGTACAGTACTAGGTAAGAATTTATAATTAGATTAGTGAGTGAAAGGCTGAACGCCCCCGCCCCACTAGATATTCAACCCCTTACGAATGACTTACCAATGGTTTTACAAGGAACCTGAGGCATCGTGGCTTGTGCCTTATAACTACTCTCTTTGACGTTGCCATGTATTCTAGCCAAGCATTGTCAACAGTTATGTATTCCTAAACGTAGAGTGCCATCCCACTCCGTAGCTTCTTCAGAGAACTTCTCCTACTAGGTCGATATGACTTGATGGATATACTCTATATTATACGAGATGTCACGGTAAAATGGACAACCTTTTTTGAGATTATTCGTCTGTTTAATATGACTACTAGCGAGGCAATGGCAAAGACACGTCAAGTCTTAGAAGAACGCTATGCTAACTACTGGAGTCTAGCCCCTAATGAGCGTATGCTCCTCGCTGCCTCCGTGCTTGCAGATGACTTTAGAGTAAGGGAAGAGGGTGAGAATAATCATGGCGAGTGGATAGAGGCTATCTTAGGGAGCGTAAGACTTGAGGAGGGTTATCCTTGGTGTGCCGCCTTCGTAGAATTCTGCTGTGATGTTGCCAAGTTTGAACAAGCAGGACTCTCAGATAGAGCAAGTGCCGCTGTTAACGAGTGGTACAAGTGGGCTAAGGCGAACGGTAAGCTAGTTACCATGCCCATTAGAGGAGACTTGTGTCTATGGATTAAGGACTCAGGTAACCATATCGGCATTGTGAGTCAAGCCTCAGGAGGCTACGTCAACTCTATTGAGGGGAATGCTACTCCAGGTGTTACTGGAAACCAACGAGACGGTGGTGGAGTATACAGACGAAGCAGACAACTTAAATCTTGGACACACTTTATACGGATGTAAACTATGGCAACTCCAGAATCAACCCACAATCTCGATATATTCTCAGCAATCTCAAACTTCCTAAACAGTGTGTGGGGATGGTTACTTCCAGCTATTGGTGGAATTTTTCACTTAGGTAAAGTACAGCAACGTATAACAATTATGCAAGACGATGTTAACAAATTAAAAGATTTGCATACAGAAGTTGCACATATTAGAGCGGGAGTTGATATACTGCTCTCGGATAGACACAAATAATCCAAGGACACACCTTGAACAATATACAAACTACCTTTCAGTACTCGGCAATGGACGAGAAGTTTAGGCTTGGGCTATTAAGTGACTTGCACTTTGGAGCATCAAGTATGTGCAAGCTAGCACTCAAATACGACTTGGACAGAATGGCAGAAGCTGAGTGCCGAATTGCTATCAATGGTGATGTCTTTGACTTTATCTTACCGTCAGACATGAAGCGTTTTGACCTTGACGCACTAGATAGAGAGCTACTGCAACAAGGAGTTAAACCCATTGACGCTGCTATCGAAATGGCATACGAGTTTCTCAAGCCATACGCACACCTCATTGAATTTATTGGCATTGGCAACCACGAAGCACACGTTTCTAAGAGGCACCATATTGACGTTATGTCAATTTTACTATACAGATTAAATCAACTGCCTAACGTAAATGTTAAAGCAGGTGGTTGGTGTGGCTACTGGAATATCTCTTTAATCCGTCAATCTTGCAGAACTAGCTTCACAATGTATAGACACCACGGAGCAGGGGGCGCAGCTCCAGTTACCAAGGGAATCATTGACTTTCAGCGTATGATGTCATGGCTTGGAGATGTAGACGGTATCTGGATTGGGCATAAACATAACAAGTTTGTTGACCTTGCCACTAAGATGCACTATAATCCAGTCAAGAATACAAGTAAGAGCAAGCAGGTGACGTGCGTTATGACTGGTTCTTACCTCTCGACCTACGGAACTGAGGAAGGAACTGCACCATCGTACGCTCAAGCATGGAATTTAAGCCCACAACAAATGGGTGGGGTTATACTTGAACTATCCCAACGGCAAAGAAAGTTTGATGAAGGTGTAAAACTTCAGACGCAATGCCGTGTTATACTTTAGGAGAAACAATGAATAACATAATTGTCAAAGTAATTATTGGAGCCTTGACTGGCTTCCTCTCATCAGCACTCACAGACCTTGATGCGTTCAAGAAGGCTAAGGATTTTAATATCTTGGCAAAGTACAACTGGACACTTGCTGTTCAACGCTGGCTTATGGGTGCGGTATCTGGTGCTATGCTTGGTCTTGGCTTGGAGAGTGTAAGTTGACCACTCACTATATTAAGCTATGGCACAAGACCCTTGACAGATATGTTCCTATTGCCAAGCTACTTCGCATTGACTTGCGTAAAGTACTCACCTTTGAAGGTAACCCAACTCCTAACGTAATGGAATTTCTACTTCCTGCCCTTGCATTTCTCAACGCATTTGGTATTGATGTAGAAGTTGTAGACAAGGCTAAATGAGCGACGAAGTAATCAATCCGCACGAGGTCTTAGCAGAAGGCAAACGACCAAGGGGTAGACCCAAGGGTAAGGCTAAGGCTAACCGTAGGCTAAAAGCCATTGCTATGATTGAGAAGGACAAGGAAGAGGCACTTATTGCTAAGCTCAAGGCAGAACGTGAACACAAAGCTATTCTGTTTCGAGAGAAGCAAAAACAACGTGACCTTGAGAAGCGTGAGAAAGAACAACTTGACCTAGAACGCAAGGAGATACGCACACGCAAAGAGCGTGAGATGGTGCGAGAAGTGGCAAGAATGTCTTACCTTGAGCGTATTCCAGTCTTGGCTGCTATTGTAGATGCTGACAGTTCTAGCAACCGTGATAAGATTAGTGCCATGTCTGAGCTAGGCAAGGTATCTGGACTTTATCAAATGGACATTACCTCTGATGGTCAGAAGATTGAGCCGACTGCAATCATGGTAAAGTTTGTCAAAGCTCCGCTTCTTAATGATGATGACCCTATAGACGAAGATGACGCTATAGACGCTGAATACAATGCCCAAGATTGAACTGCAACTACCTGAGCCACATGCTGGTCAGCAAGAGTTAGAAGAAAACATGAAGCGATTTAACGTTGTCGCTTGTGGCAGACGTTGGGGCAAGACAGAATTCCAGATTATACGGGCAATAAAGCGAGCCTTGAATGGTGAATACTATGGGTGGTTTGCACCTAACTATAAATTCCTAGACGAACCATTTAGAAAGATTATTAAATACTGCAAACCAGCTATCAAGCGTAGCAATGCAACTGATAGGGTCATTGAGTTTATCACGGGTGGGCAGATAGAGTTCTGGACGCTTGAAGACGAGAACGCAGGACGAGGTAGGAAGTATCACGAGGTAGGAATTGATGAAGCTGGACTGGTCAATAATCTGGGCGTTATTTGGCGAGAAGCAATTCGTCCTACTCTGTCGGACTTTCGTGGTCAGGGATGTTTTTATGGAACGCCTAAGGGCAAGAATTGGTTCTATGAAGCGTGGCTACTTGGCGAGAATCCAGATAAGGTAGATTGGGGAGCATTTAGACGACCAACACTAAGCAACCCATACATTCCAGAAAGCGAGGTCGAGGACGCAAGGCAAGACCCTATGATGGATACTGCCACCTTTGAACAAGAGTACGAAGCTAACTTTGTTGAGAATGACATCTCCTACTTGTTCCTTGCTACCTACTTCCATGACCGTATCATTGAACCACATGAATGCCCATTGCTCAAGACTTGGTACAGAGGATGGGATACTGCAACAAGTGATAAACAAACAGCAGATGAAACTGCTTGCGTTAAACTTGGTTTTGACGAAAATGGTAATGCCTACTTGCGTTCACCACTATCAATGCGTTTGAGTCCAGGAGACTTAACCACAAGAGCCGAGCAAATAGCCATGCAAGATGGATTGAATACATATCAAGTCATTGAGGCACACAATACGGGCTATGCAATCTTTAATCAACTGCAACGAAACAAGGTACTTAATACTATGGTAAAGTTGCAACAGATAGGAGGAAGACAAGGTGACAAACGTCAGCGAGCCTTACCTTTGGCAACTTTGGCGGCTAAGGGACGTCTATACATTGTAAAAGACCCAGGCTGGCAAGACTTGTTTACTTGTCTCACAGCGTTTACAGGCATTAAGTCTATGAACGAGCGTGACCACTTAGTAGATGCTTGTTCGGTTGCAAGTATCTGGGCTAGAGAATCACCAAGCTCAACCGAAAAATTATCATGGAAAAACCCGTACAGCTAAATACTGCTAAAACACCCGTCAAGCAGACCTCGCCATTTGCTCTATTCCTTGCTCAGTATGCGTACCTTCAACGGTTTCACGCTACTGGATTTGTAGTACGAAGCTCAATTACTATTGCTGACTGTGATTGGAGCGTTATTATTGGCGAAGATGTTATCGCGGTAAATTATCGACCAGATGTTAGCCTTGCCCAAGTTCGCTCAGACCAATGGTCTAAGTTGAACGCTGAGATTGGACGCAATGAAGTTGAGGCAAAAAACGTGCGGGAAGCACTTGGCAAACTTGAAACGTCTATAGAGCAGGTAGAAGGTAAACGCTCACTCTTATCAAAAATAGATGAAGCAAAACAACCCGATATTTATGCAGCGGAAAAGAAGAAACTTGAGGAACTAGAGTCGTACCTTGGCGACTATCAGCCCTTTCTTAACCAGTACAACGCATTGATAGAAAGTTGTGAGCAGAACATCAAAGAAGCAAAAGATTCGTTAAATGTTCTACCAACCATTCGGGAATCTCAAACCTATGAATTCCCACTTAGTGAGATAGCAAAAATTATACAATGAAAGTAACTGACATTCAAGACCAGCTTCAGTATTGGTACTCACCTAACACGGTGAACCATTACAGAACGCTTCAACTCATTATGATGGGTTACGGTCTTGACGAGTCAGAGGTTCGTAAAAATGCACCAGAGTTGATGGCTCCAATGGTTTCATCTGGTACTGGTGCTGGAGCATTGCTATACTTCCCACCTATCTTGAGAACCTTTGAGCAGATGCGTCAAAGCAATCCTATTCTCAAGAATATGCGTATTCTCAATAGCCAAGTGCGAGGGGTAGATATTACTCCTGACTGGCAAGGTATCCCCAGCTACCAGAATGACGCAAGAAAAGCATGGTGGAATCAACGCTCAAAAGGTTCCGACGGGTATGCGGCGTTTAAGAATGACTCAGACCAAGCGTTCCTAGACTTTGCCATGCTTGGCGTAGGATACATTAAAATCTGCGTCAACAACTACGAAGGTACACAACGAGCAACTGGCAAGTACGTTTCTCCGCTTGACATTATCTCAGACCCTTACAGAAACATTGATGACTCAGAAGGAGTAGGCATTGTTACTCTCATGGGTCGTGGAGAGTTTGAATCTAAGTTTAACGGGAAAGACTTTGACCAATACAAACAAACGTTTTTTAATCCTGCTGGGTATATCTCCCAAGCCGTTAGAGTCATTGAGTGGTATAGCCAAGACCAATACGTTGCGTTCCCAGACCAGTTTAGTAACGAGCCATTGCTTGAAGGCGAAAACCCCTATGGTTGCATACCCATACAATCGTATGAGAACTTCAAGCCTTCGGGTGCGTTGTTGCCTATGGGACTCATTGAGCAACAGTTATCTTCAGCAATAGATATTGTTTCTATGACTGCGGACATCCGTAACAAGTCCCGCAACGATGGCTTTATTGCTATTGAACCTGGCTTCTTTACCCCAGAATCCTTGGCTAAGTACAGCGAAACTAAGCTAGTTGAATACTTGCAAATTGATTCTGAAAAGGCTAGAGCATTGTATCAACTTGGAGCTAGACCATTTATTGAGATTCCAAGAGTAGGTGCTAACCCTGATACTATGAACCTGCTTAACATCTCTATCAATGACAATAGAGAACAAGCTGCGGTATCTGCATCAGCCGCTGGAGTTGTAACATCTGGTGAGACTACCGCAACTGAGGTGCGAAGCATTGACTCAAGAATGGATAGCCAGTACCGAGCCTTGCTACGAACGTTTACTAGAAGTCATGCTGGATTTTGCGTTAAGCTAGCTAAGGTAGCAGAGAAGTATGACAACGCTCCGTTTACCATGAACTACCTTGGAGCCGCTATTAGCTTTAATGATGGTGACCCTATGCGAACATCTGAGCTAGTTTGGGAAGGAGCTAAGATTCCATACTTTGAAGATGAGTCCTTGTTCAGTCAAGATGCAGTATCTAAGATGAGCATGGAAGCTGCTAAGTACGAAAAGATTTTTGCCCTTACTCAAAGTCCAGAAGCTATCAAGAAGATGATTGAAGCGTTCAACGTGGAAGACCCTGACAAGTATCTACCTCAGGCTCCACCAATGCAAGCTCCAAACACTACTAGTCCTGACCTAGAATCACAAATGCAAGGCAACATTCCAGCAGAGATGCAAGCCATGCTATCCAATTTAAGTGGGGTACAAGCTCCACTTGCGTAACCTGACAACAGGAGACTATGACAACAACAACTGAAGAACTGGTGACAACACCAGACGTAGAGATTGACCCAGTAATTGAACTTACTGAAACGGAGACTGCTTCACCCGAGGCGAGTGTTCCTGAAGTAATTGACATCAATGACAACGAAGTAGGTGTGGAAGCACCAGAGACCGCAGAACTCAAGTATGTAGGTGACCTTGTTAAACTAGCTGACGCTGGTGACAAGGACGCACTTGTTCGACGAGCAACTGAAATTGAAGCTGGATTTGAAAAGCTACATAGAGACAGGGAATTTGTCCAAACAGCTATTACTCAAGCCCAGTCCTTTGCTACTGCCTTAGAGCAGATTGCAGAAGGCAATGAAGGTGCTGTCCGTGAGTTTGTTGATATGCTCTGGGAGAAAGGGATTGACCCTGAAGTATTGCTTGGTGTTAAACCAAGAACTACTCCAGTCGTTAATGCTGATAATGAAAAGCTAACACAGCTTGAGCAAAAGCTCCAAGCGATTGAACAAGAGAAGAAAGATACAGCATGGATTAACGCTAATGCAGATAAACTGCTGAACGCAATTAAGCCATTGTCTAATCTGGAATATAAAGCAGAACATCTTTTGAAAGCACGTCAATACCTACCGAGGCAAGGGCAAGTAACTCCACAAAACCTTCTTGTTGCAATACATCAAGCTAACCCCGAACTTACGATTGGCTTGGTATCTCGTCAACCTAAACAGGCTACCGCAACAATGGGAACATCAAGCGGGGCTAGTGGTAGCAACTTATCAGGTCAAGACCTTGCGAATCTGCGAGGAGACGACTTGAGGCGTTGGTATCAACAACGAAAAGGAAACCTATAAAAAATGGCACTCGCAACAACTAACTTTGAGGTTGGCTTAGTCCAACTTGCTATCCAAAACGGTAGCGTTTTTTCATCTCAG